TACATCTAGGTTATCTAAATTTTGAAAATCCATTGGGTGCTGTTGAATAGGTGTCACTTTGGGCTTACTCATAGAGGTCACACTGTACTTTTCCAGTGCCTTCTCTAGGTGATTCATATCGGCGTCTTTATCTAAACCAGCAAATTTAATTCTATAAGAATATTCTTTTACGCTCTCGGTAAGATATTGTTTGAAATCTTTCATTAACAATCTCCAGTTCTTATTATTTATTGCCAGACAGTATTTTTTCCAATAACTCTGCTCTAGTCATTGTAATACCAGTACTATTCATGGCACCATCATCGTCATCTATTACTGGTTTAGATTGATCTAGCTTGGCTTTTTTAAGTTGCAAGTCAATCATACGCAACTTTTTGTCCATCTTAGCTGTCTTTGCTGCAATAGCATGGCCCATCATCTTTGTAGCCGCTTCAAACACAGGTGCAGCAAATCTGCCTTCCATGTTCATACCCAGGTCAATCAAGCTCTGGAAGGTTTCTTCTGACTTCCTAGCCAGTTCATCTAATTCTTTATCGCTATCCTCTAGGCCTTTAACATAGGGAAGTGCATTATCAATCTTATCAGCAGCATCCAGTAATTCAACTAATTGTTGAGCTTGATCCTCCTGTTCAACTACAGATTCTTCAATCTCATTAATGTTAGGAGGTGCTAGGTTAAACAGATCATTTAATTTTTTAGTCATGCAAATAATTATCTTTTCTTACCGCCTTGAAAGAAGATATCTTGTTCTGTGACAATTCGAAACTTGATTCCCTGCTTTTGACAAAACGCAGATGCAGCAGCCCACTTAGCATGATTGATAGCAACCATTAGACGATTGTGCTGACTCTTTCCAGCATGTTCCATTGTGGTTTCTTTTTGTGGCTTGATCTCTATAAGCTCTGCATGATTACGTCCATCTTTATCAACATAAACGATAAAGAAGTCTGGAATATAGATTGTAGCACGACCCTTGATAGGATTGAAGTAGGGTATTTGTATGCTTTCGCTTGCCCATTGTAGTACACTTGGGTTGTTGTCACAGAACTGACAGAACATCATTTCCCAACTGCTACGATAACGAGGTGCTTTATTGCCGGCATACTTCTCTTTATTGCGTACAGTATAGACACCCTGCATCCATTTAGCCATTAGGGTTTCACATTTCTCTCAACAAAGTTATTAGATAACTTATTAAGTTGGAAGCCTAGAAAACTAGATGATGCTCTGGTAGAATTTAAAAATACTGATAGATTATAATTGAGTTCGATTTGATCACCTGACTTCAAGCTTTGTACTACTTGAAGTATTGGGATGTTATTACGCTTTGCAGAATATGCTACTGATGCTAACAGTGCTTTGGCACTACTTGCTTCCTTTGTTACTTTAAAGAAAAATGAGTATGCGATATCATATTCGGTTTCACTAAGATAGATTGGTTCTTGAAAATATTCATCAAAGAATTTCTTAGTTTTATTTTCTGGAGGTGCCGGTAAGTTTGTTGCTGCGACCATTTTTATCTCTTAGTGTTTAAAGTTGGTTTTCCGCCCACTAGTCTAGTAGGTCTTAATCCTGCATTTGCGCCGCCTACAGTAACTGTTGTTGTAGTCCTAGTTACCCTACTGGATACTGCGAGACCTGATCCATTACTAGTTGCTAATGCAGGATTTACAGTTGCACCTGGTTCATGATATGATATATTACTGGGGATGTTTAGTTGGTTATTAGTCGAACTTGCTACTGGGAAAGCAAAATTATTAGTAGGATTTTGTCCTCTTCTAGCAATTTGATTACTAGCTGGAGACAAAAAAACTTGATTGTTCATATTTGAATTGCTTGTGTCACTATAAACACTTGCGCCCTCTAAATTACCAGTAGCCATATCAGTTACAACATTAGTTGCTCCTGTATGAACTTCTCCTAATGGACTTGATCTTTCATCATAGTGCAATTCACCAAATCCTTTAATTGAACCGACAGATCCAGTGGCATATTTAACTGCTTCGTATTCTACGTCCATACTATTCTCTAGTACCGCAGCACCTTCAGAATGATCATGTCCATCGTGAGCAAAGGATTTTATAATAGGATTTATTAGGGTATATTCGGTAAATTTCTGTTGATGTAAACTGTATATTTTAATACTACTAAAATAAGGGTCTACAGAGTCATTATCTAACCCCCATTTGATATGACTTCTGTTTACTGACTGTACTTCTGGACCATAGTAATATTCATTTTCAGGATACAATGTATCTGCATAATAATAACTATAGTAATCTATCCATAGTTTGTTAATTGTGTTATTGGAATCATCATGGAATTTAATACTAACAGGTTGATAGTTTAATTTAGTTTGAATATGTTTGTGTCTATTATATTGATTTAAATCACCTGTATCGATTGAAAATTGAGGGAGGGTAATATTCTTAACCAAAGCACTAATTTCACGTTTCTCTAAGTTACTCAAATTTTTCCTGACAGGATTAATATTGAACACTACATAAAATAGAAACTTTTGTTTGGGTGCTAGCCTATACGTTCCCCCGTCAACGAATGTACGCGATGCGTGAGCGTAATCGCGTACATTTTCCCCGTTGACTGAGGGGCGTAAGAATTGGTTAAAAGTTGGCATTAAGAAATATTAACCTGTAAGCCCACCAAGAAGACCACCAAGAAGACCACCAATGCCACCGTTGCCACCGCCAGTTGCTGCACCACCACGAGCGCCTCGATATTGAGGTGTATTAAGTGTACCAACTCCGCCAGCTGGGGTAGTTTGCATTGCGTTATCGTATCTAATGTTCAATGCAATTTGCACTGGATCGTTAGAGTTGTATGCCACATCACCGTAGTCTGCACCAGTTAGGAAGCAACCATATAGTTCCCATGTTTCCAACACGACTGGTGTACTTGCACCATTGCCACCATCTAGAATTTCTAGATTTGTGGAGAACTTGTAATCGATACCATTGGCAGCACTTGCTTGTTCAGCAAAGTCAAATTGCTTTTGTAGCTGTTCGCCAACTAGTCTTGAAACATTGCCTGCTGCATCATCACGTAGGTTGCAAGTAACTGCTTCCCATGAATGTTTACCAGCAAGATAGACCTTACTATTATAGACATCCAATGTAACTTCTTCAAAAGTTACGTTTGGTCTTTTAAAGTCAACAACTTGTTTTGTTAACTCTGTTGATGGTGAACTTACGCCAAAGTTCTGAAAAAGAACTCTGAAACGAAACTTTAGTTTGGGCATTAGCATGCCTTGTGAACTTGCACTTTGGTCACTAGCTAATGGTACTGTGAACTTTGTTAATGATGAAATAGCCATTAAATGTTACTCCTAACCTTCAAATTATTTATCTATCTACGGTACCTTTTTCTGGACCATTTTACTTAAAAAGACAGGGATAGTTTCCTATCCCTGTCTTTCATTAATATTAGACCGTTGCTGTTAAGCTAGCACCTGTGTTCTTAATACGTACTGGAATATAGATAAATTCTACAGCCTTAACTGGCTTAATGGCAATATCTACATAGAGTTCGTTTCTATCAATTCTTGCAGGAGTATTGTTTGTATCATCACACACCACCGCAAAATCATATAGACCTCTCTTTGTTACCAGTTCAGTCATCAATGAGCTAACAACATTCTTCAATTCATCTCTTGTGATCTTGTCGTTTGGCTCGAAGAGGAACGGACGAGCTAGATTATCAAGTTGTCCTCTAACGTATGCTACTAGACGTGCAACATTCATTCTGTCCATTGCTCTTGAATCAGTAATTGAAGTCTTGTTACCGTAGTTAACAATGCCTGTACCTGTAATGAAGGTTATTGGATTAATGCTTGCTTCATAAAGTGTGTCTCTGAGAGATTCTCTAACACCTATAGTTGTAAACTCACCTGTTGTTGAATTTACATACCCTAGAGAGCTGGAGTTGTCAACGATACCACGACGTGTACCAGCTGGTGCAAACCAAGGGAAACTCTTATTGTCGCTACTTACCAATGTGCGTAGCATCATATGAGTTGCAGGAACAACTACGCTATTTCCACTTAGGTCATTTGAATAACCGTGTGGGTAGAATATAGCTAGATATTCGTCTCTTACTGTTAATCCGTCATCACCTGTTTCAGTTGCATTGTTGGCGTTGCTTGCCCAATTTTGAATTGCGATTGGATCTGGACTTAGTCTTAGTGGAGTGTCACCGAGAATAAAACCTGTATTCTTTCTATCATTGTTGAGAGCAACTAGGTTCTCAAGCAACTCAGGATAACCAGGAACAGCTAGAACGTTGAATAATCTTTGTTCTTCTCTTAACTCAATGCTAGCGTCAACTGCTGCCTTCATTGCCTCTACGACAACTTGACGAACTGCTTTGCGAGCCATGTATGGAGTTCCATCTGTCTTTGTTGGGTTAAGTGAAATCCAGGTGCTCATATCATCTGGTCTGTTTGGGTAAGAATCTAAAGGATAATCAACATCGTTAAAATAATTACTAACAAATTTCTTTACATTTAATCCACTACGACGTAGATTAAACAGTAACATGCCTCTTGGATACAAGTCTGGATCAGGAGCATCTGGGTCCACGTGATCACTCATTGCCAAATCTGCAATGCTTGGAACTGCATCAGCAACAACCATTTCAGTGCCCAATCCCCAACGTGCGTCGGCGAATAAGATACCATTTTCTGTTGTTTGATCCTTTTTATCTATCAATACCCATCCGTTACCAGTAACAGTTGGTTCATAACGATAAATTACTGGGAAGTTTTCTAGATCATTTGTGTCAATCCAAAGATCACCAACTACTAGTGGTGACATTGTCATATCTGTTTGTGTCATTGGAGCAATAGACGCAAAGATTGGACCGGCAGCATTAGTATTTGATAAATCAAATCCTCTTGTATCAGTAATATTTTGGTAACCTTTCCAAGCAGTGCCATCATGTACTAGGATGTCGGCTTCTGTTTCACTATAGTACCAATTTGTTCCACTTGCTGGATTGGTACGTGGAGCAGAATTACTGTAAGTATATGGAACTGTTGTATCATTGAATAATACCCAGTTACTAAACACAAAGTTATCATCACCTGTTGATGAATCAACTTCCATTCTTAGATATTCAGTTGTTCCAAACGCTGTTTGTAGTGGAGTTCCAGTAAGTTCTTGACCAACAATTACGCCACCTTTTGTGTGGGTTAGAACAATGCGACCTGTTGAATCCAATGTTGCATTAACATAAGGAATGTTAGCTGCTGCTACTGCACTTACGAAATCTTGTTTGGTTAGTCCACCAGTAGTTAATGTAATAGTTACAGCAGATGAGAAAGTATTATTACCTGGGCGACTTGCCTTTAAAGTAAAGGAGTTATTATTAAGAAATGCATTTCCTGATAGTACATTTTGTCCTGTTACTACAGTTGGTCCCTTAACTGCACGCTTTAGTAGATTAAACTTTGTAGTATGAAGAGTATAATCTTTTGAAACTTGCACATATAGAGAATCTTTTGCAATACCCAAGCCAACATTTACAGCATCTAGACCGTAGTTGGCTGCGGCATCGGCAGGATCTCCAGAGAAACTATCTGAAGCAGCAACACTCTTATATAGAGGAGCAGGACTGCGTACCCAAGAAGCAGCACCAGTATTGTAAACTTTCACACTATAGTCTGCACCGTGGTTATAATTTGTAGTTTTAAACCAAACACTACCTGTTGGACTAGCTACATCATCTGACGACTTCCAAAGTGGAACTTGAGTGTGTGAGCTTGCTTGATATACTGGGCCTGCATATGCGCCGTAGGTGGCACTTGATATAATACCTAGTTCTTCTAGAATTAAACTGTCAGAACCTGTGATATAAATCTTACCGTCAACGGTACTTCCATCTGATTTTGCAGATGAATTAGCATAAAGTTCAATCTTGCCATTCACTAATGCTGCATTAACTCCAGTAATTGCTTGGCCATTAATTAATGTAACTAAATGAGCTACAGTGAAGGGTGAAGTGAGTGACACACCAATGGTGTTAATGGTAACAGTATAACCACCAAGACTATCGACAGGAACAACTGTACCAGCGACTGTTGGGCGACTGCTCTTCCAACTTTCTGTACCCACTGCGACCCAGTTATTATTTGAATTCTTATAATAAACTGAATTATCTAGACTAGTTGCATCCACTGCGTAGTCACCAACCTTACCAATAGATCTAAGTGGTAGAATTGGATCGCTAGTCATACTGTCTGGGTTCGTAATTACTGTTGGTACAATGCTATTAAAGGTTTGTGTGGAAGCATTCCATTCTAGAATACCCCATGAAGTGGATGCAGTGTCTAACCAAATAGTACCATTTGCAACTTCGCCTGTTGGGCGAACTATACTTGGTTCTAGTTGTGACATGTCAACGTCTGCTCTTATGACATAAGCACGATTAGTGATTCCTAATACGCTGTAAGCAGCTAATAGGCCATATTCGTTAAGTTCATATCCAGCAAGTTGTGATCCTGATCCGCTGGAATAAAATGTTGGGTTACCGTAATTTGTAATTAGGTCACGTTGACTACCAATTAGTGCAACTTTGCCTGCGTTTACTTTACTTGTATAAGATGCAGTTCCTGTTCCTGAAGCATTTACTTTGTCTTGAGCTGTTGCAAGTACAATTAATGGAATTGTACCTGGTTCTGCTGGGACATAGCTAGTCTCATCGATTACAGTAACCTGCACTCCTGGTGAAATTAGAGCCATAGTTTGGTTTCCTCTCAGTTAAATAACTGTTATTGTTATTTATTAGATAGCTCTAATTTCGATGTTCATAGCGTCCCTTTAAAGGGATAAATACTGTATGTCAAATAGACCAATATGCATCAAGTGTAGGCTACGACCCAAGGCAATCAACTATTATAAAGATGGTAAACCATACTATCGCAAAACATGTGAATCGTGTCTAGCAAAGAACTCAGGACATATTGTACTACACTCTCTTTGGGAATCAGCAGGCTATATGAAAAAGCCACACTGTGAAAAGTGTGGCTTCAAGGCTCCATATAAGGAGCAGTTACTTGTACTTCAT